GCAGGGTAATGGTATGTTAATAAGTACGGCTGGAATAAAACTTACAGTAACCGGAAATGTTACTGGAACTTTAAGTGGATTTGTGACCTTAAACAGTTAACCATTAGGTCACCGAAAAATGGCAAAGCGAAAACCAGCACCGAAATCAGAACCTAAAGCTCCAAGATCAAAGAAAACGATCAAGGAGTCTATTTCGTATGACACAGGAAGTTATCAGACTGGATGGGGGCCATTTTGGAACGATCCAAGTGAATATGGTGCGTTTCAGTTTCCTAATGCGGGAATGGGTGGTTGGGTCAATCCCGCACAATTAGCGGTTAGAGATAATTACCTATCGGGTGAGCAGCTTCCTATCTATCTTTCTTGGTGGCAGTTAAAGAGCATCAGGGATAGAGCTAGATTCGTGTTTGCGACTAATGAGTTTGCACATGGGTTAGTTCAATGTTTTCAATCATTTGTTGTTGGGTCTGCGGGATTTAAATGGCGGGTCGCTTCAATCGATTTAAAGAACCCAGTACCGGAAGACCTATTGAAGAGATGCCAAGCTTCTTTAGACATCTTTCGTGAATACAACAATATGGTGGATGTCGAAAACGAAATTGTGTACCGACTTCATGTCGATGGAGAAGTGTTCTTACGGAAGTTTCCACAGGCTAATGGGATGCTTGTAATTCGCTTTATTGAGCCAGAATTGGTCAGAGGGTATGCTACAGACATTGGATCGCCAAAAGACTCATTTGGAATCATTGTGGAAGAGGATGATATTAATTCGGTTCTTGGATATCAGGTGATTTTGAAGCCTACGGTTACTAGAGAACCAACTTTCATCCCTGCGGAAGAGATCATACACATCAAAATTGGCACGAATGCGAATGCGAAGAGGGGATTGACCACCTTTTACCCTGTGTTCCAAAATTTGACCAATTGCGAGGATATTTTAGCTTCTACAGTCACAATGGCGAAAGCCAGGGCGAAGATTGCGATGATCAGAAAAGTAAACAATGTTGCCCCTGATTCAATGGCAAGTCTTGTGGACTCACAGATTGATGCTACGCTCGGTGGCAGCAATAATCTTGGTGCAACGCAAAGTATTGGATTGGAGAGGTTTGGCTATGGATCGATCATTACCGCACCAGCGAACATTGACTACGAATTCCCTGGGGCGAATGTCGATGCTGCTGGGCTTATCCAAGTTTTGCAGGCTAACTTACGATCCCTTGCAACACGCTTTGGAATCAGCGAAACCCTCATGTCAGGAGATGCAAGTAACAATAACTACTCTTCAGCACTCATTGCGGAAGCTCCAGCAAGGCGAACCTTTGAGCGATGGCAAGGAATTGTTGGAAGATCCTTGGCCGAATGTCGATTCGAGCCAAACAAGTCTTTAGCTTGGTCACAAATCCACCTTGCATCCGAACACGGAATCATACCCAAGGAAATACTTAAGAACATTAAGATCACTTCTGAAGCGTATTCTCTTCAATCGAGAGAGCATCAGAAGGAAGCTGAGATGAACAATGTGTACCATTCGATGGGTGTGAAGTCGATTCAGACGATTCGGGCTGAACTTGGATTGGATAATGATACCGAAGCATCAAACTTCATCAAACCAATTGTAGACGAAAAGAAGGGTGCTACCGAAATTGATCCAATGAATCCTTCATCAAGGATTGAGTCTGGAAGTTCTACCCAAGGAATCGGTGGTGGCGATCAAGTTCAAGACTCCGCTCTTAATGGGGCACAGATCGCCAACCTTGTCGATATTATTCATCGATGCTCTATCGGTGAGATTCCAATGGAAAGTGGCAAGGCGATAGCAAGAGCTTCGTTCCCTGCCATCACACCTGAGATCATCGATCTTATGTTCCGTGATGTAGTGGTAAAGATCCCCGAACCTGTTCAACCTGTGTCAAGTTCTTCACCAGAAAAACTTAGTGCAACTGAAACACCGCCAAACCTTCCCGCAGCAAAATCACCAAATATATCAACTGTAACAGGATAATTGTTGACAACACTAGACGATGGACTGTAATATTACACTATGAATGCCGTTATTGAAAATAAACCAGGTGTAGTTGACCGAAACAAGTGCATTGTTTACGGTGTAAAAGTCCTTGGTTTTAGCTCAATGAATGGCAGAATCTACGATCCAAAAGCGATTCGTGATGCAGTTCCGCTATACGAGAACGCTCCAGTAAACAAAGATCACAAAACAGAAGCACCATTGTTTTCTGATAGGCTAGGATGGCTTCAGAATGTCCGCTTTACCTCCGAAGGGTTATATGCGGACTTCAGATACAATCCTCATGCTGATGGGATTGAATCATTTTTATGGTTTGCTGAAAACAATGGTTTAGGCGATGTAGGATTTAGCCACCTCGTTAGTGGTAAATCAATTCCTGATCAAGATGGTACAGAAAGAGTAGTAAGAATTGACAGAGTTAGATCGGTGGATCTAGTTGCAAATCCTGCAACCACCACCACAATTTTTGAATCCAAGGAGATTGCAATGAAAAATGATAAAATGATGACTGAAGAAAACCCTGTGAAAGAAATGTATAAGGAAGAGGTTCCAGATGCTGCACCCGCACAAGAACCAACTGCTGCACCGACTTCGCAAGAACCGTCTTCTGATATGCTTAAGCAAATTATGGAAATTTGCGTTGGCCCAGGCGAAGGCTCGGCAAAGGGGAAGATGATTCTTGACCTTATTGCTGCTGCTACTGGCCTCGGTAGTGGCGATGTTGCTGCTGAAACCACAGATGTAACAGGTACTAGCAAGACTTCGGGAACCCCCGCACAAGCTAATCTTAGTGATGACGATGAAGGCGATAAAGATGAACTTGAAGAGTCTTTGAATGAACTTGAAGACCTTCGCAAGTGGAAGTCTGAAAAACTTAATGAAGAAAAAATATTCTCTTTGCTTAAGGAGAGTAATTTAGAGGCAACCCCTGTTTTTGTAAAGCAACTTTCCGCAATCGGTGAAACGATGTGGGCAGAAGCGATTGATGACAGGAAAAAGGTTGCTCTTGTTAGAGCTAGTGTTAAGCCAGTTAGTTCGACTGCAATCCAAGGCGAGTCGAACTATCAACAGTTTCGAGAAAATGTCCTTGGCAAGTAAGCCATCCATTTAAGGAGTCTATGACTATGGCGATTACTTACAGTTTCAATGCGACTAATCCTGTGGTGGCTCCTGTTGCCACCGATAAGGCGATTCAAGTTGGCGATCTTGTAGCTCTATCTTCCGGTAGTGCGATCTCCGCTCTTGATTTTCCTTGGGATACCAACTTGGCAACCACTCAAACTGCGTTTGCAAGTGCTTTTTTAGGTGTATCTGGTCAATTAAAGAGAGAAGATATAGCTCTTGTGTATGGTAACTCAGTAGACAACCAAATTCGTGTTGACTGCTCTGGTATCTACGCTGGAACTTATACTGGTTCCGCTCTTCTCGTTGGGGATTTTGTTGGCCCCACTTCCGTATCTAGCGTTCTTCAGCCACAATCTTTGGTTAAAGTTGCATCCGCTGCTTTAGCTATTGGTCGAGTTGTTGAAGCACTTGCTACTACTGGTACTGTAAAATTTCAATTGTTGTCTAGTCAAAACCCTGTGGCCCGATAATCCACAACTTTTTAAGGAGATTAGTATGAAGAGTTTAGGAAAAAAGCTGAAGGAATTTGGCCAACAGAATGGTTTAGCTAAAACTAAAGCGTTCTTTTCTGAATCCATTTCCAAAGGCGATGTTTCTGTAAGCCGAATTTCGCTTCGTGGTCTTGCTGAAGGTATCATGGGAGATGATTGGGCTGAACAGCTTAATCGCTTCAATGGGCCTGATCGAACCTTTATGGAAGCAACCGAAGCAGTAGATGCTTCTAACTTTGCTGCCATCACAGGTCAGATCCTTATCACTACGGTTCAAGAAAAATATAAGTTAGCATCATTCATTGGTGATCAACTTGTATCGACCATTCCTGCTGGTCAGAACCTTTCGACTGAGATCATTCCTTGGCTATCGGACATCAGTCCTTCGCCAGAAGTGGTTCAACCTGGTATGCCTTATCCACAGACTCAGTTCTCTGGTAACTATGTACGACTTCCAGCCATCGAAAAGGTGGGTAGAATTTGTGCGATTACCGCTGAAATGATTTATTCGGATAAGACTTCACAGGCTTTAGCATCTGCTGAATCCGTAGGTACTTATTGCGGTCTAGTTCGTGAAGAAAGAATCCTTAACACGGTACTCGGCCTCACAGGTAGCTATGTATATGGTACTGCTGCTGGTGCAGAATCAACCTTGAATACCTATTCAACCACCGCACAGGCGGGGATGACTTTTGGTTTCATCAATAAGGTTGCTTCTTATGCGTTGAGCAATTTTGCTAGCATTAATACGCTAGAACAATTGTTCTACCAGATGAAAGACCCTAATACTGGTAAGCCAATCGACATCTTTGGCCCTGGTATGCAGATGCTTGTAATGCCTTTCCAGAAGTATACCGCTAGCCGTATTCTTAACCCTGCAACTACCACCAAAAATGGGCCTTTTGCCACTTCTGGTGATGTCGAGCAGTTGGAAAGTCCTAACCCACTAGATACTAACTATGGTCTTCTCACATCCGCTCATGCGAGAAACTTGTTGGTAACTAGCGGTGTTTCTGCTTCCACCGCAGACAAATATGTCTACCTTGGAAACTTCAAAAAGGCTTTTGTATGGCGAGAAGCCAAGCCAATGGAAGTTGTGCAAGCACCAGCTAACAACTGGGCCGAGTTCAACCAAGATATCGCTGTTGCGATCAAAGCTTCTTGGTGGGGTTCTGCTGGTGTTACTGATCCTCGCTATGTGGTTCAAGGTCTTCCCGCTTAGTCCTACCTAACCAAAGTTGGGGGCTAGCTCTTAGCCCCTAGCTTTCTTTTTAAGAGGTTATTATGCCAACTCCAGCCGAAAACCTCCTGACTATAAGAGATAACTACATAAACGCATTGGTGACTGATTCTGCCAGTCCACAACCTTCTTATTCATGGGAAGGTGTTGCTGTTTCTAGGACAGAGTGGAGGCAGCAGACTTTGCAACATATTACCCAGGTAAATAAGTTAATGACTTATGTGAATCCTCAGACATTTAAAACACAATTCATGTAAGAGGTGTGTATGCCTACATTAAATCTATCTCAGGAATATCATGTATTTGATAATCCAGAGGTACTTATTTTAAAGAATGTAGACAATGCTACTGTTACAACAAGTTATGGATTCAGAAGGGCAATGACTTTAGCTTACACCGATCAAAGTGGTGTAGCAAAGATCGAAAACATTACAAGATTTTTAGTATGGAAGGCTAATCTTAGTGGTTTTAAACCAATGGTTGATTGCGAAATAACTGATACTAGCTCGGTTAAGTATTATGTCAACAGCGTTGATAACTCTGGAAACAGAGAATACTACGGATTGGATTGCACTCAACAGAGTTAACTATGAATAACCGAATATATCGCAAGCCAAGACCAATTATGGCAGCTAATCCAGCAGATCGTTACACTACGATTATTGATACATTGGCTGAAAATCTTGTGGCTTTAACTTACACCGTATACAAGCGGAAGGGTGCAGTTATTAGGGAGTCCGACACATTTCCATGCGTAGTAATAGCACCTTCGGAAGAAGGCGAAGAGTTAGGTATAGAAACACTTGGTGGAATATCTGAGTACATATATTCTGTCAGGGTATATTACATTCAAGAATATGCTAGGGATCTAGTGTATACTGATCTTGATGATAGGTACAAGATAAGAAAAGAAATATATCAGATAAGTCAATTCCCATCGTCACTTAGTCCATCACGAATAAACATCAAAGGCATTCAACCATTTTCGGTCAATAGCAACCCGAATACAGTTTACAATGTTACTGGTTTTAAGGTATCATATGGTTTCATGGAACAAGGTTTAGTTTAATTTAAGGAGTCAAACATGGCAGCAGTAGACAATATTTTTATCACAGGAAAAACAGCAAGACTTATTATCGAAAGAACTGATACTGGGGTTCCTATTTCGATTCCTTGCACATCAGTTACTATTGCAACCAAAATTGATACTCCAGAGGCAAGTAATTACAACTCATTAGGGTTTGTAGAACTTGTTGCTGGTATTCAAAGTGCAGAAATAACTGTAGAGGCAGTTTACAATAAAGATCAAATGCCTGTTATATTTGCTGGTATGAAGGCAGATGTAATTTTTCAGCCAGACGG